TTAACTCCTTAAGTAGGGGTAACGGGGTACCTGTGTTTCCCCTAAAGAAAGGAAATACCCTCCAGTGTCTAATGCTGAACGCACGGAACTGATTAGAAGGGTGTTAGGGAAAGATTATATTGAACTACAGGTAGAGCACCTCTCTGTCGAACACGGCGTGGGGGGCGATTGCCGTGTAAAGGTATCACTACCAAATGGGGCGGTATTGGAAGACAGAGGGGTAGGTCAAATAGATGCAATCTTTTCTGCATTAAAAGCCCACCACATAAAAGAATTCAGCTCACTTCGTTCAGTAGAGTTAGCTGATTTCAGTGTACGGCTGGATAGAAGGGCCCGGTATCGCCAAGGTGGGGATGACGCAAAATGTTTGGTTTCCTTGAGTGTGGAAAATTCGCGGGGAACAAAATATGAATTTTTACATACCTCATGCTCTCTTGCGATATCCGCTACTCGGGCAATAGCAGATGCAGTGGAGTTTTTCATAAATTCAGAGAAAGCATTCTGCATAGTGCGCGCGGCCTTAAAAGATGCAGAGCAACGCAATAGAGACGACCTGGTGATCAAATATCTAAAGGAAATCTCTATCCTCGCGGAGCATGCAAGTTATACTACAGTTATACCAAAATAAGTAAGGTAAGATTTATGAAGTTAGGTGTAGCAAAGAGAAGACTCCTCCAACTTGATAGGCGCCTGGACGAGCTGTGCGTCGTTCTAAGCCGCGGTCCCAGAGGGGGAGTGTCAGACGCCTTGGAGGAGTGTAATGCCCTCCTGAGCGAACGTGGTGCGCTTGAGACCCTTGTAAGAGAGACAGAGGCAACTACTGTCCTGGAGGGGAACAGCCTCGTTGACATGCAATCGGCTCTACTCGCCTCCCAGAAAAGATTAGAACTGCTCTTTGTACTTGAGGCCCGCAATGATCTTGAAGAAGACCAACGGGTAAAACTATTTGAGCAAATAGAAACATTTAGAACTGCAAGAGACCAACTGGAACGTAGCATTGAGACATGTCTTTGGGAAACTGATTTATTAGACGCGTAAGAAGTGACTTGGGCATCGGCCCACAAATCCTATAGGAGGACAAAATGTCAGCAGCATATCATGTTTTTAAAAATGGAGTTCTTGTTCCTGTCACCACCACTGGTTTAACCAACTCCCTGATCAAGATAAATCTTCCTCATGGTCCTGGTAACGCCGCTGATGGTGCTGTTAATAAGACCCCCGGCAAGACCTCGCCCGTAACAGGCAAGTAACTTGGAGAAAGGGGGCGGCAGGCCAGCCGCCCCCTTTTCTTTTCCTTTTGCCCCTTGACAAATCCCAAATCGTGGTTATTTTTATCTATATATAAACATATGGTTACTATCTATATATAAACATATGGTTATACATCTTAGTAGAATAGAAAACTAAATATAGAGTATAAAATCTGTATAGTAAATAAAATCTATTTATCCGGGGGACGATAAACTATGTTCTCCTGATCGTACTTATCGCCCCCCGGATAGCTTGATTTTTTAAAAAATAGGGCGCTCTCTCAGAAATATTTAGTGGTCTGAGCATCTGGTATGCGGGCCCTCTCGAACATGTACAATACTGGGTTGCGCACCAATGCGCACCCATATCTTATTTAAATGGTTTACATTTAAAACATTTTGTCTTATTATTATGATGTTTAAACCTTCCACCCACTACTATTAAAACATGACAAGCAAACGAATTTCCATAAAAAGAACAGTATATTATGACCCAGACACTGGGCATATTTGTCATTGTGATGGGAACTTCTGGAAGACATGCGCATTAAGAGTAGTTCACGATTTACCTTGTGAGGAAGCCATTGTTAGCATCACCCCCATCGAGCGGGGAGGGCGAGACAGGGCCGATGCTGCCGTCCGCTCTATTGACGATGCCTTGACAGAACTCACTGATAGTCTTCGTTCATTAGAAAAAAGATCTAAGCTTTAGGAGTTTCGATGGGGTTTGTTCTTGGACTTAACGGGGTAGCTGGTGCCGGCAAAGACACCGTCGCAGATTACCTGGTGTCACGGCACGGGTGGGACGGAAAAATATCGTTTGCCTTCAACCTGAAGGAGCTGTGTTCGAAGTTGTTTTCCCTTACCCCCCACGATCTTAGCGATCAGGATGGTAAACGGAAGTACTTCCCCACACCGCTAAAGTTTGGTTCCGAGCACTTGAATGGGGTTCTTGCTTGGATGTGCAAGACACACCCGAATGTACACCCTATGAAGGGTTCACTGCAGCGGGTGAAAGACAAAGTTGGCACTGAGTTGCTCAATCCCCGCCACGCTCTCCAGTTTATTGGCACAGATATCTGTCGTGAGCTTATCCCCTCTTACCATATTGATGTTTTAGCACAAGTGGTTAAGCAGAATGCGGGTAGGAATATGGTGGCTACGGATGTGCGGTTCCCCAATGAGGGGGATGTTATTCTCGATGAGTTTCAGGGTATGGTGGTAAATATTATTCGACATCCGGAGCAAGAGTTAAATATAGACTCTTCCCACCCTTCAGAGACGGCTATGCTTTCTTGGGGGCGATTTAGTGACGTAATAGATAATCAATTGGAAGGTTTAAGATTTCTCTATAGCGCAGTGGACCTCTTCCTGGAGAAACATAACCTATGTCGTATCCTATAATAAAAAAGCCTCGCGGAAGGTTTTTTCCTCACGGTGGCGACCGCCGTTCCGAGCGGACCTGGAATGATATTGAAGACCCCTTGAATAACCGAAGGATGCGGACAGACCCCCTGAAAGATGGCTATGATCCTCCAGATGAGGACCCCATTGTGGAAGATGGTCCCGCTATTAATACACCCGATATTCCTATTTAGGTGGTGCAATGAGCAGTCCTCTTAGCAGTGATTGGTATGATAAGATAGGTACTACCCACGAGAATTCGCCTCATCGTGAGGCCCCCAACAAACATACACGTGGATCTCGTAAGTACATGGAAATGGTAGACCGCGGCAGCAAGGAAGCTGATAAGAAGAACTTACCCTTTACTTTCAGTAAACCGCCCAAGGGTTCCCGCCGCCGCGAAGACTTATTTCATATCTGCGATTTTTGCAACTATGTTTCGATGGTTAGTAAATATCGTGCCGGGCAAGTCTGCAAGGGGTGTAAGAAGTTTACCAGTGTGAATAGTTCTAATACGTTTGAGTCTGAAGAAGAGGCTTTTGAAGAGACCGCGGTAGAGGAGTAAATGGTGGATTCAGACCAAGAGTGGTATGTTTGGACTGTTAGTGCAGGGAAGTTTCTTGTAGTTAAGAAGTACATAGAGGAGAAGGTTACTGAGGTAACCCAAGTACTTTATCCAGCTATAACTACAGAAACAAAGACTAAAAAGGGAGAGATACGATGTAGGGTTTCTCCTTTGTATGCTGGTTACATATTCTTGCGGTATCACCACGACGCAGAAAACCCCCAGGTGTGGGTAAAGTTAAATAAGCACCCATTTATAACTCGCTATGTTGGCCCCTGTTCCGAAAAAGACCTGGCCTCTGTAAACAGTCTCCAAAAGGTGGAACGCCACTACGATGAGGAAGTAAAGCTTTTTTCCCCCGGAGACCGCGTGGAAGTTAAGGGCGGAGTTTTTTGTGGCTTTAAAGGTTCGGTGCAAGAGGTGGATAGAAACTTAATCAAAGTAGAACTACATAGTCTCGGTAAATCATTGAAGGTTGTTTTTAGCCCTGGAGACCTTGTGGTTACAAAGGGGTGACTATGGCCACCAATATAAAGGGCCCCAAAGAAAAACTTGGGGAAGAGAAGTACCAAGAGGTAATAGAAAAGGATTGGAAAGTTGCTCCCCTGCCGACAGAAGAAGAGTTGGCAGAAGAAGAGCCAACCAGCCCCAAGGCGCGCAATAATCTCAATTCCCGCCGTAACCTCGCACAGTATAATAAGAAGTCTAAACAAACGAAGAAGAAGATTGTAGATAACCTTCAGTTTGTAGAGACAGAGGAAGATCTCGATCCATACACTTTGTTTGAGGATCACACCATCTTGAATATAATTGAGAAGATTTCCCCCGCCAGAGAAGTACTTGCTGACAGGTCGGAACAAGAGGTATACTACAACTATATCAAGATGATACTGGAAGATTTTGACGCCGACGATCTTACATCATCCGACATTGATGACATTGCTACTCTGGCGCGCAACAAGGTTATTGAACTGCGGCTTATGAAGTTGGGCGCTAAAAGTCCTATCAGGGTTCTTGAGGCGATGCCAACAATAGAAAAGTTAAGCAAGGCGTCAGAAAAGATAAAGAGTAACCTTGCCAGTAGGCGGGTAGACCGCATTGATGTTAAGAATAGACCTGCCTTCAGCATTGTAGATTTAGCTGCTCACTTGGACAATAATGACAAACTTGATTTCGAACGCCGCATGAAAGAGCTTGAGCGTGAACGAGATGAGTTCAAGCCGCCCCTACGTGATGAGCGCGGCAATTTAATCCCAGATGAGTAATGACCGCAGTCTACTTGTTACTGAGGGGGAGTTTACCCGAGAACTACAGCTTATAAAGTTCTACAGGGAACACCCGGTAATAGCCGCCAAGGATCTTCTAAATGTAGATTTAGATGTTCCTCAGCAGGCTGTATTCGAGGATATGTGGTTTAAGAACTTTGTTATTCTTACTGCAGGGCGTGGCACGGGAAAAAGTTTTTTGTGCGCCACGCTTGCGTGCTTGTGGGCACTTTTATACCCGGGGCAAAAAGTTGGTCTTCTCGCCCCCTCCTTTCGTCAGGCCAAGTTCCTCTTTGCGGAGGTTGATAGGCGCTGGCAGAAAGCGCCTCTTTTACAAGAGGCTACAAAGTCACGCCCTATCCGCGCCAGCGACCGCTGTTACTTGGAGTTCCGCCAGGCAAGGCTTAACACTGCTTCCATCATTGAAGCTATCCCGCTTGGAGACGGCGCCAAGATTCGTGGTGCTCGTTATTACCTGATTGTAGCAGATGAGTTCGCCCAGATTCCTGAGGACATTTTCAACACCGTCATTCTTCCGATGGGTGCTACTGTAGCGGAACCTATGGAGAATGTACGTAGGATGAGTCGGGAGAGAATACTGCGCGAGAGTGGCTACACCCTTGAAGATGACAGCTTCAAGCCCAAAGAGAACAAAGTAATAATGGCTTCCTCGGCGTTCTATCGTTTCAACCACATGTATTACAAAAAGGTTAAGTACGAAGAACTGATCGCGCAGGGGGAAAAAGACTACGCTACTCATACTATCTCTTTCCGCGATATGTCAACCGGCTTCCTTTCCGAGGAGAGTCTTAAAAACTCTTACGCAAGTCTTTCCAGGGTGCAGTTTAGGATGGAGTATGAGGCTATTTGGGAGGCCGACTCGTCCGGTGTATTCAAGGCCTCGCTCTTCGACAAATGCAGGTCTATTGCCGACCACACTGTTTTATTGAGTGGTAAAGCCGGTGCAGAGTATGTTCTTGGTGTCGATCCCGCACGAGCTTCAGATGCATACGCTTTGGTCCTTATTGAGCTGGGAGTGCCCAATAAGGTGGTAGCTGCCTGGGAATACTATAAAAATATTTTCCCCAAGATGGCACAGACGATCATGGATATTTGTGACAAGTTTAATGTTGTCGCTCTCAACCTCGATGCAGGTGCCGGTGGCGGCGGTTTGGCACTGAAAGACCTCTTGGCAGAGGAAGAGCGTTGGGGCGCACAGCAGCGTTTGTTGGATGTGGAAGATGAGGAGTTGCGCGATATGGATGGGCGCCACATTCTCTATATGTTCAACCCTTCCCCCAAGGCAAACGCAGAGGCGGTGTACGCCTGCTTGAATCTAATGGAGAAAGATGCCCTGGCTTTCCCCCGCCGGCCACAACCGGCCGGAAGTACCGAGTATGCATATAAAGAGTTCGATGTGGCGGAAGAAGTGTATGAGGCAGTGGAGGATGTAACCAAGCAGGCGATGCTCATTGAGGTTACGGAAAGCCGCTCCGGCGTAGCACACTTTGATGTTCCCTCTGGTGGTGGGCACGCGGCGCAGAAGAAGGACTTGTTTACTGCTTTTGTGCTGGCTTGTAAAAAGGTTCATGACCTCACACTACTTGATGATAGTGGGGATGAGATATTGGGGATTGGAATCATTGAGAACAGGCCCGATTATCGTCTCCCGCCCAGAACAAATAAATTAGATGAAAATCTTGGGGTTACATCTGCCCCAGTTAATAGTTGGGCGTACAGAAAGCTCTTCACCCCTGGAAGGTAGTAATGGCAGACAAAGATCTCAAATCAGCTATTGAGGAGATGGCGTCTAAGTATGACAACATGGACGTGTTGTCGTCTGAATATGATGAGGAGAAGGGCCAGCTCACTATGAAGGTGTCCCTCGCTGGCGGCCCCCGTGTTGCGGAGTTGCCCTCTGGCGTAGAAGAGGTAGAGCGGGATGAGATGGTGGGTAGCGTGTCCTCTCTCGCCGGCGGTGGTTATAGCAGCGCTGCTATGCGTAGGTTAGAACTGGACCCCCTAACGAGGATGGACCTTGATCTTGCGAAGCCTTCCATTCTTACGTCTGACCCACAGAGCATCTTTGCACGTTCTATAGATTACTATCGTACCAGGCCCGTTTATGGGTCAGCGATAATCGCGCTGACTAACTTTGCGTCCAAGGGCTTTGAGAATGACATCGACGATGAGAATATCAAGAACTTCTTTGATAACTGGGTTATCGATGTTAAGTTTGATGATCTCGTCGAGAAAATATTCTTTGATTTTTTCCGCGCCGGCATGGTTAGAACCTATAAGGTAATGGGAAAATACGAGCCCAAGATTAACTATCTTAGTTCTGTTCCCGGAGTAAAGCCAAAGAAAGTTAGTGCAAAGGCGCTGGCGGCGAAGAAGAATAGATATAGTGCAAGCCATATCCCTATTGGGTACACTATTCTTAACCCTATTTTTGTAGTAATAAAAGGAAGCCTTATGTTTGGGCAGACAGCAACTTTCTTGAAGAAAGATGCTGGGGAAGAGATAAAAGTTTTTTTGGAGATGCCCCGCGGGCAACTGACAGAGTTCCAGAGAAAGATTGTTGACAGTCTTCCCGCCTCCTTCAAAGATGCTATTAAGAAGGGCGATGATATCCCCCTCGACCCCGAGCTTATAGGTGAAGTAGATTACCGCCGTATGCCTTATGAGCGTTACCCACTTCCTCGCGGAAGCAGGGCGTTTGAAGCACTTGAGTTTCATGATGAGCTGCGTAAAGCAGACTACAGCACACTTGATGGGATAACCAACTACGTATTGAAGATAACGGTTGGCAATGACAAGTATCCTATTAAAAAGCAGGAGACATTGGAGCGGGTATCCGATTTATTTGACACCGTGTCCAAATCTTACAAGGTAGTTTGGGACCACACTCTCGATATCGAGAAGGTTACTACCCCAGAGATTGGGGAGATACTTGGCCCAGATAAGTATAAGCAGGTTAATGGGGATATTACGGGCGCGCTTGGGATGGTTAGGGCACTGATTGATGGTTTGGGAGAAGGTAGCGTCCCCGCAACAGAGTTGGCTGTAAAGTCTGTAATCGAAGAGATCAATTATGCTCGCCGGCAAGTATCACGTTGGATTTATAGTGAGTACGCAACTGTAGCCAAGGCAATGGGGTTTGATCGTATCCCCAAGGTTCGTTTCGATGATATGGCTCTCCGTGATGAGATTCAAATGATGACCATCGTTCAAGGCATGATTGACCGGAGAATTATTTCGTACCGTACTGGACAAAAGAAGTTGGGGTTTGACCCAGAGACGGAGCTAGCTCAGATGCGGGTGGAATACCCACTTATCCAGGAAGGTGTGCTTGGTCTTACTGGTTCCCCCTTTCAGCAGTCGGGGATACAGACTACCCAGCGGACACCAAAGGGTACACCATCGGAGGGGCGCCCGAAGGGAGCCCCAGCACCTACACCAAGAGACAAGAAAGCTCCAAAACCATCAGGAACATTATCTACCTCCAATATGGTGCAAGGGGAATCCACCTTGGCTGATTTCAGCCTTGACGACCTGAAGAGCTTTATCCAGGTAGCGCAGGCAGCCATTGCAGAGAGGGAGGCCACGCAAAGTGGTGATGAGGTTCCAGAGGAAGAGTAGGCTGCCATGACAGAGATCTCGCTCGAAGAAGAGATGGAAAATATTTTGAACCTTCTCGAAAAGGCCTGTGAAAGTTGCGATAAGCTGCGGTTCAGTAAGCCAAAGCCCGACCAGAATCAAAATGAACACCCTTGTGAGGAGGAATAGTCCGATGGCGACATTCGATGGAATGCATAAAGTAGATGTAATCGCGCCATTGCGTACTGAAGCAGCTGCTTTAGCTGAGGTAGCACAGGCCCTCGCACTGCCGGAGGAGAAGGATCGCCAGCCAGACTTGCAGTATTTGTCGGCTATCTTTGTTTCCACAGGGATGAACAAAAACGGAGCCGTGTTTATGGGTTCCGAATTGATCAAGGCTCGTAAGACTATTGCCTGTAAGGCAGTAGATTTAGAGCATGATGAGCAGACGGTGGTGGGGCAGATAACTGGTAATGTGTTTTTGACTCGTGACCGCACTATCATGGATGTTGAGAAAACAGCTGCCAGTATGGAGGTTGCCGCTCAGGATGAGCTGGAGATGGATGTGGGGATTACTGCAATCATCCATAAGGCTCGGTTCCCCCTCATCGCCGAAGAGATCCTCAATGGGGAGTGGATGGTTTCCATGGAAGCATACTATCGCGATTTTGATATTAAAGTTGGCGATATGATTATTCCACGAGAGAAGGCCGAGGAGATGGGGCTGGACCGTTTAGTAGGTAGTATTGTTCACCTAACAAATGGAAAAGATGAGATGGGGTTCCACCTTGTTGGACGAGTTCTACGAGACATCTTATTCGCGGGTGTCGGCTTGGTTCGCAACCCAGCCAACCCGCGTTCCATTATTATGGAGGCGGCCGCAATGAACGACTATATAGATGAAGAAGCTAAAAAGGGAGTTAAGGAAATAGACTGGTCTTCTCTGCGTGAGTATTGTGAAACTCCGGCCAGGGGGGAAGATGAGCTTTCCGGCTCACTTCGCACCTTCATTTCAGAGACGATCAAGTTGGCAGTAAACGATGCCTTTAGTACAAAGGTTGCTGGGAGCGAGGTTCCTTATAACCACATTCGCCCCGGTACTTGTGTAAACTACAAGCGTTACGTGTATACGTACCCCGGAGTTGGTCTTTCAGACCCGCCCACAGATCTTTCCCAGTACCCCATAGTACAAAGTCCTGGCGGCGGGGACACAGAGACTCAGGAGGCTACAGTTGTAGGCGAGCATCACTGCAGCCTTTTTGATAATGAATGTTCTGCTCGGCCTGGAAATGCCACTTCCCCTACTTGTTGGCGCAATGTTTTTGCGCGCACAGTCAGGGAAGAAATATTTAGTCACGAGCAGATATTGCGTGTAAAGCGTATTCAAGAAGGGATATCGTCTTTACAGGACACACTTGATTCTTTAGATGATGATTAATAGTTAAGGCACTTTCCCAGGGCGGTCGAGGTTGGGCTCTCGGGTTAGTTAAGGCACGGTGTAAGATAGTTCGGAAGAGGCGCCGATGTAGTCTATCTACAGGGTATTTTTCACTCGGATCAGGGTAGGATTTTAGGTAGTATATATCAACGACTTATTTACCCCATAAATTGGAGGATGTAATGTCCCGAGACCATTATAAGGGAGTACCCAAGAAAAGGGCTGCCCTCTTTAACAGTGATGGGGAGTTAGAGGCGCTTGAGAAAGGCGGAGATATACAGATTGTCGATGGGACTGCTACCCTACCTTGGTGGGGGGATGTGACTATTACTGGTAGTCACTTCACGGCAGCTTCTTACGCGTTTGTATCCGCCAAGCACCCTTACCCCACGACAGAAGGTTTGAGCTGGTTTGTAGGCGATGGATATTTGACAATTTCCGGGGCAACCGGGTCGTCTTATACTCTTGCTTATACTGTCAAAATTGTGTAAGGCAACAAGGAGACTAAATAATGATTGCAACTAATGAACAGTTCGCGGATTTAGCGCGCGAAGCTCTTCGAGAAGCTATGGCGGAGAAGGAAGACGCGGAGCGTCTCGTCGCGGTAGAGGCCTTACTTACAGAGGCTAACGCCAAGGTGAGCAACCTTGCTGAGACAGTAGTTAGCAAGGAAGCCGAGCGGGCAGCCGTTGCCGAGGAGCGGGAGTCCTTGCTGGTTCAGGTAGAGGCGCTGCGGGCCGAGATTGAGAAGTTCAAGGCTGACCTCGATATGGTTTCCAGGGCTAAGGAAGAGTTCGAGGGTCGCGCTGTGCAGGCTGAGGGCGAACTTGCCCAGCTTGCCACCGTACGTCTACTTGCTGCACGTATGGCTGAGTTGGAGACCGAGAAGGTCGCCAAGGCAGGCGAGAAGCGCGAAGTCCAAGAAACTCGCGTCTGCGCGATGTCCGATGAGGAGTTCGCTTCTTATAAGGACGAGCTGGTAGAGATGCGCTCTTCTTTGGAAGCAGAGCTTAAGGCTGCTATGGAAACCGCTGCTCAGGAAGTAGCCAACAGTGATAGCGAAGTTTTGCCCGCCGACCTGGAGGCAGCTCAACTGGAAGGTGCAGCCCTTGCTGCGGCCTCCCTTAATATCGAAGTTGCTTCTACCGATCTTAAGTCGCGCTTTACTAAGATGGGGGAAGCTATGGCTAAAGTGCTGTTAGACAGCCGGGAACAAAAGTAATTTAGGAGGAAAACTGTTATGACATTTATACTTCGTCATCCAGTCGTTGAAAACCAGTTCTCTAGCTTCTATGCTAGTTCTGGTGAAAGCACACCAATTGCTGCTGGACTATTGGTAAAAATCGTGGGTGAGACCGATGATGGACGCACCATTGTAGACATTATCGATGACGCGCAGAATGATGTCGTTTATGGTTGGTTGATGCAGAAGGTTAAGGCTGCTTATACAAATATGCCCCCTAACTTCCTCTTTCGATCCGACATGGGCTCCTCAGACGCTTTCCTTGGCGACCCAGTTGCTATCGCGATGGGCCCCGGGGCAATCTATGAGACAGACCAGTACGTAGATAATGGCGGGGACGGTATTGCTGCCGGCACATTGCTGTACTGTGACGATGATGGCAAGCTTGAGGACACCCAGGTTGATACAGGCACACTTGTAGCCGTTGCCATTAATTCTCTTACCACTTCTGAAGCTGCAGCCGGTAAGATGCTTCGCATCAAGGCGTTAGTTTAACAACAACCCTGCGGTTATAAGGAGATAATCATGAGTGACATGAATCGTCAGGAAATGCGGGAGTTGTTCAAGGCAACAGCTTCCTTTGATACCAAAGAGGGTGTGCTGGCTTACCAGGAGTTGGCCGCCGCGCTTGATATCCCTATTCTCCAAGAGATTAGGCTTCGCTCTGTTGCCAGGGAGCTTTTTGCAGCCGAGGTACTTGAGCCCGGCGCTCAGGCAGTTTACCCAGTAGCAGATGATTTCGATATTCCGGTTTGGGTTCTCCCAGGCCTTGGCTATGTAGCTCAGAACTTCATTGAGGGCGTCGGAGAGGATGTATATGTTCCTACATTCACCATCGACGCCTCTGCCGACTGGAAGCTTACTTATGCTCGTGATGGTCGTGTAGACATCGCTATGCGCGCCGCCAGCAATATGGCACGCGCGGTTGCTGAGTATGAGGAAGAGTCTGCCTGGCGCGTTATTGTTCCCGCCGGTTGTACTGATTTCTCTGGTCAGGGACTTCTCTCTGCCCGCTCTGCCCCGATTTATGAGGTAACTGCTGGTAGTACTGGTGCTGGCTACCTTTCCAAAGAGCTTATTAACAAGATGATGGTTGGCATGGTTCGTACCGACCGTACTCTGACTGATCTTTGGGTATCGCCAGAGGATGCAGCTGATATTCGTGAGTGGACCGATACAGATATTGACCCTGTTACCCGCCGTGAGATTTTCCAGACTGCTGGTATGGGACGTATCTGGAATGTTCAACTGCGCGAGATGAAGCATTTGGGCGCTGTTGGTAAGTTCAATATCAACGATTCCACTTCTTCCTTTGGTATTTTCAAGGATAC